CGGGCCCGTTGGGCCGATGGGCCCGGCTTCACCCGCGGGCCCCTGCGGCCCGGCGTCGCCCTGTGGGCCGGTATCTCCTGTCGCGCCGGTCGGGCCCGTTGGGCCGATGGGCCCGGCTTCACCCGCGGGCCCCTGCGGCCCGGTATCTCCCGTCGCGCCCGCGGGGCCCTGCGGGCCGGTTTCGCCCGTCGTCCCCGTCGGTCCGGTCGGCCCGGTCGGGCCTGTCGGGCCTGTGTCGCCCGTCGGCCCCTGCGGTCCAGGCACGGTCGAGGCCGCGCCCTGCGCCCCGGTCGGGCCTGTGGGCCCCGTCGGGCCTGTCGGGCCCGTTGGGCCGGTGGGGCCCGTATCTCCTGTCGGCCCTTGCGGTCCAGGCACGGTCGAGGCCGCGCCCTGCGGCCCGGTCGGGCCCGTCGGGCCGGTGGGACCCTGGGGCCCCGGCACTTCCGAGGCGGCGCCGGTCGGGCCGGTCGGGCCCGTGGGCCCCTGCGCGCCCTGCAGCGGGCCGTCGTTTATCCAGTCCGGGACGCCGTCCACGGAGGTGTAAGTGTAAACATCGTAAGGCGCGCTCGTGCCGACATAATAGTTATCGCCTATGTTTGGGCTCGGCACGCCCTGCTGGAGGGCCTCGAGGCTGTCATACTGCCCGAGGATGTCCAGGCCCGTGCCTCTGGTGCCCTGCGGTCCTGTGGGGCCCGTGGGCCCCGTTGGCCCAGTCTCTCCTGTTGCGCCCTGAGGTCCGATGTTGCCCTGGGGTCCTGTCGGCCCGGTCGCGCCCGTCGCGCCCTGAGGTCCAGTCGGTCCGATCGCGCCCGTCTCGCCGGTGTTGCCCTGGGGCCCGGTCGGGCCGGTCGGGCCGGTCGGACCTGTGCCTCCGGTCTGGCCGGCCTCGCCCTGCGGGCCCGCGGGGCCGGTGGGGCCGGTGGGCCCGGTCGCGCCCGTCGCGCCGGTCTCTCCGGCCGGGCCCTGCGGCCCCTGCCGCCCGGTCGCGCCCGTCGCGCCCTGCGGCCCTGTGGGCCCCGTCGGGCCTGTAGGCCCGGTCTCGCCCGTTGCGCCCTGAGGGCCGGTGTCTCCCTGCGGGCCGGGCACGGTAGAGGCCGCGCCCTGCGGCCCGGTCGGGCCGGTGGGCCCGGTGGGGCCCTGGGGCCCGGGCACTTCTGAGGCGGCGCCCGTTGCGCCGGTCGGGCCGGTCGCTCCTGTCGGGCCCGTAGGGCCGGGTATCGTGGAGGCCTGCCCCTCGGGGCCCTGAGGGCCGACGGGGCCTTGTATGCCCTGGGCTCCGGCGGGTCCGGTCGGGCCGGTAGGTCCGGTGTTGCCCTGGGGGCCGGTGGGCCCGGCCTCGCCCGTCGGCCCGATCGGGCCGGTTAGCATGCCGTAGCTATGCCATTCGGGCGTCCCGTCCACCACGAGCCAGGTGTAGAGCTCATACGGCGGCTCAGTGCCGACATAGTAGCTATCTCCGATCTTGGGGGCCGGCACCGCCTGCTCCAGCTCCTCGAGGCTGTCGTACTGCCCGAGGACTTCAATGCCCGTGCCCGCCGGCCCGGTGGGGCCCACGAGGGACGCCAGCCACTCCTCGGGCGTGCCCTGGAAGCCGTGCGCCACGGCCACGCCGTAGGCGTCGATGTAGTAACCGCGCCAAGGGTGCGGCCAGGGGCACGGCGGGTAATAGGGTGTATAGCTCATATAAGTCCCTCCTCATAGGCCTCGGACGGATTGTAATTCATGGCATACCAGCGCATGAACTCATTGAAAAAGGAGTTGAACACCTGAGAGGTGTTTTGATATTTCTCATACTCGCCGTTGGCGTAGTCGATGCGCGCCTCGAGGTACGCGGGATAGAGCTTGTCGTGAGGAGGGCGGACGAGCATAGTCGTGTCGGCGTCCTGCGCGTAGGTGTATGTGATCACCGCCTCCACGCGGAGGAGCAGCACCTGCGTCTGCACCATGCCCTCGACCTCATTGAGCCAGCGCGTCAGCGTATCGTTGTCGAAGGCGTTGGGCTTTACCGCGCAGGCGTATGTAATTGCCTCCTGTACTGTCATCTCGCCCTCCTGCCCATCAGGCGCTCACGAGCTGAGTGCCGCCGCTCACGCCGCCGACGGCCGCGAAGCGCCAGTCGGCGAAGCCGCCCGTGAAGCGGGCGTAGCCCTTCCACACGTTGGCGTCGTTGCTCGCCAGCTCGCTCCGTACTTCAAGGTTCACGCGGTTGAGCCACTCGGCGCCGCCGCGGGCTATGTTGTACCCGGAATCGAGCAGCACCCAGGCCGTCGTGTCGCCGCCCAGCCACTCGTTGAGGTAGGGCCAAACGATCACGTTCCAGCGGCCGAAGAGGAAGTTGAATGCGTTGTTGGAGGTGTTCGGGTCCTTGTCTGCTCCAATGGCCGCGAATACCGCCTTTTTGAGCTTGTAGTTGTTGGGGATGAGGATGGTGTCGGGATGCACATCGAGCACTTCGCCCGTGTCGCCCTTGAAGTCCTGCATGGCGCTCTCCATGGCCGCCAGCGCGTCCTCGGAAAACTCGTCCGCGAACTGGTTGGATTGCAGGAACTTCGCGTCCAGGATGCTCGGGTGGCTCTTGGAAAAGAGGCAAAGCTCGTCCGCGGCGGTCGTGGGGAAGGTTTTCCCGCGGAAGGTCATCGCGGTGTTGCCAAGCATGGCGTTGGCGTAGAGCGCAGCGCCGAAGCGCTCGCGCGTGCGGTAGTAGCCGGCCGTAAACGCCTCGGGCTGCCGCCTGAGGTCCATGACGGTAGCGTCGTCGATGATCTCGCGGGAGAGGCTGAAGCTGTCCTTCCACGTCATGTTGATAAGGACCTTCTTGTGGCCCTCCTGCATGTAGTCCACGGGGTACTCGCCGTTTTCGCCCACGGGCTGGAAGCCCTGCATGGCCGTCATGGAGCTTATGGTCTCGCCAAAGTGGCGGCTGTCGTTGATATCAAACAGGTGTTTGAGCATGCTCATCTGTTCAAACGCCTCGCCGCGCTTTTCGATGAACATGCGGATGGGGGCCTGGCATTTGCCGAATACGGAATCGTTAACGCCCGAGCCCTCGGTGAAGCTGATACCAGCCATTAAAAATCACTTCCTTTCTTGTGTTTATCAGGCCGGGAACCTGACGTAAACGGTATCGCCCACGGCGGTGCCGTCCATAGAAACTACCTCGGCCACGCCGCTCGTGGTAGTGGCCGTTACCTGCATGCCGTCGGCGCTGAGCGTCACAAGGTCGCCCGCGTTCACCGCGCTTGCAGCGGCGCTCCAGGTCGTGGCGAAGAGCATGCCCTCGAGCACGCGGAACACGGGGATGATGGTGCCCGCCGTCAGCGCGCTCTCGGCGGCCGTGGCGCATATGTACTGCGGCCGCGTGGTCGCGCCGCAGGCGGCCAGGTTGCCGTCGGTCATGACGAGCGCCATGCCTATCTGAGGCGTGATCGCGCCCGCGGGCAGATACTCCAGCCCGGGGATGATGCCGCCGTTGTTCTGGGATATGAGAAAAGCCATTTTCATTTACACTCCTTTCGAGATGTTTTTGAGATATCTTGCGTAGTCCGCCCTGATCTCGGCCTCAGTCGCCTTGGGGTTTATCGCACGGTAATATTCCAGCACCTCAGCAGATATAGCGGGAACGTCGCCGCCCTTCCCCCGGGATTTTGTAGCCTCCAGATGGGCCTTGCTCTGGGCCGCATTTATGGCGGCCTGTTTCGTCGCCGCAGCCGCCCGCTCCGAGAGCCGCTCCATGTTGGCCAGCCTGTAGGCCTCCACGAGGCTGAGGCGGTTCTGCTTCACGAATCGGTAGAACTCCGCGTAGTTCGGCATCTTCGCGAGGTCCTCGACCGTGTTGATCGCAGGGTCGAGCTCGTGTATCTGCCTCAGCTGCTCGTTCATCGCCGCGGCCGCGGCCTGCCGTTTCGCCTCCCTCGCCTCTTCGAGCTGGGCCTTGATCTCAGGCTGCTCAGCCGCGAGTTTGGCGAACTCCTCCTCGGTCATGCCGGCCTTTTTCAGCAGCTTGGTCCGCCTGTCCTCGTCCAGTTTGGCGCGATAGGCGTCGTAGTCGGCCTTGTTCTTGATGGGCTCCTTGGTGTAGGGGTTCGTGAGACCCAGCGCCGCGATGCTCTCGTCCAGCTGCTTCGCAGCGCGGGCCCGTATCTCGCGCGCTATCTGCTCGCGCGTCCGGGGGTCTATCCCCGCGCCGGTGTTTCCCGCGCCGTTTTCCTCAGGCGTCTGTCCGCCCGGTCCTTCGTTGCCAGGCTCTTCGCCGCCGGGCGGCGCCGTCTCCGGGCCGTCTCCCGCCGTCGGCTGCTGTTCGCTCGGGGTGTTGGCCGCGCTGGCGGCGTCTTCGGGCTCACGTTCGCCCTGAGGCCCTTCCGGCCCGGGGTCTCCGGTCGGCTCCCCGCTTGTGTTTACGCCGAATATTTTGTCGTAGTCCATTTTCACCTATCCTTTCACTTTCTGCCGTTGCCGGTGCGGAGATCGTTGCCGCGCTTTACTATCTCCTTGCCGCGCTTGCCGTTGGGGTCAATGGGCGCCTCGACGCGCTGAGCGCCGTCGTTGCTGATCCGGCCGATGTAGCCGCGGCCGTTGCGACTGCCGTAGTCGCGGCCCCTGTTCCTGCTGTTATCGGGCATAGCCATTTGTGGCACCTCCTTTCGATGTGTTGTGGCGGATGATAACGCTATCTCCTGCGCATGGGTATCACATAGCGCCACCGCCCGTCTGTGCGTTGCCGAGCGCAGCCGCCTCCACCTGGCCGGCGAGTTCCGCCGCCTGCTGGGCGGCCGCCTGGCGCGCCTGCATCTGTATCTGAACGGCCTGCAGCTGTTCCTGCCGGCGCTGCTCCTGCTCAAGATAGCCGAGCGTTTCGCCGGCCCCCGGATAGTGCAGGAGATTCATCTTCCGCCAGAAGAGTATCAGTGTGCTCAGGCTTTGCGGGTTGCCGAAGGCCCCGGTCTGCAGGTTCATCCGCGTCTCCTGCCACATCGCCTCCCGGTTTGAGGCCAGCGGCGCGGAGGTATCGCAGGTGAAGAGGAAGGCATCGTTCCAGTACCACTCCCCGCTCGCGTCCTGCTGGAGGAAATCGAAGCGGTCGAAGGTCTTGTACTCGGCATTGCCCCGCTCGTCCATCGTTCGCACAGCGCGAGGCTCGTCCGCATAGGCCAGCTTGAACTTGAACATGAGCTCGAACAGCGCAGCATACGCCGCGTCGCGCATCACCCGTTTGGACTCAAGCCGCCCCGCAGTCTGCGCCGCGGCGAACTCCTTGGCCGTGCCGCTCGTCGCCGTCGTGTCCCGCCGCCCCTGGAACGAATCGGTTATGCCGATGATCTGCCGGGCCTCCTCGTATATGTGGTCGAGGTATTCGCGGTCCTGGCTCACATCGCCCTCGAGGTTATATACGCCTATCATGTTCGCGTCCGCGGGGTTTGCCGGGCGGTAGACGCGCATATCGTTTTCATCTATACCCACGCTCGCATCCGCGGGCAGCGTGACAAAGGAGCCGCTCGATATGAGCTTGTCGATGATCTTTTTTTCGAGCCTGTTGGTGGTGTTCTGCTGGTCCGTTATCTTGTCGATATCGCTGTCGCCGAGGAACTGCCCGTATACGCTCACGTTTTTCTGGAGCACAACAGGATAGCGGAGGGGCTTGTAATACGGCACACGGAACGGCACGAGCCGCACGGCCGGCACAGGAAGGCCCGTGATTTCGTCGATCTCGCCGGTGAGATAGACCTCCTCGTGTGCGCCCGGTATCCTGTGCCCGAGGCTCGTCGTGACGGGCGCCCAGATCTCCTCGAACTCCTCCTCGCTGTACACCCAATCCGTCGAGCCGCAGTAGGGGCAGCGCCGCGCCTCGTGCCCGTCCGGCTCTTCCTCCGGCTCTTCCTCGCCCTCGGGCCAGAGCTCGCCGTCTATCCAGCGCATGGCCCCGCTCCAGCCCTCGTCGTCAGGCGGGAGCCCCGGGCGGCCCGAAACCCCCTCGGGCCGCTCCTCGAAGTCCTCCTCTTCCTCGAGCGCGTGCTGCTCATCGTCGCCGTCGTCGGCCGTGGGCTCGAGCTGGCCGCATACGGCGCAGCGCCGCAGCCGCCTCGCCTGGTAGTCCTCGAGGTCCTCGAGCTCAACGTCCCCGCACCAGCTGTACATGCCTATCCCGCCGGCGTCGTTCCGGTAGTAGGCGATATACTGCGTCACCATGTCCTCAGCCGTGGAGCCGTCGCCGCCCTTGATATCCGGCTCAGCCTCGCCCTCGAAGGAAACGTCCTTCCCGTACCGCCGGTATATGTATTCCCGGGTCTGCGGCATCTTGAGGATGATGTAATCCATGTCCTCGATGCCGCTGTACACGCCGTCCTGCGGCACCATCTGCCGCGGGTGGATGGGCACGACGTTCAGCTCGCCGATCGTGGTGTGCGTGCGCGCCGTGTTGTCCCACTCCACAAGATAAGCCCCGCCGCCCTGGATGGGGACTATCCGCTCCATGAGGTCGTTGATCTCAGCAAAGGGCAGGCGGTCCATCTCATTGCGCAGCATGTCCTCGATTATCTTGGCAAGCGGCTCGTCCTTCTCGTGGACCGCCGTGACCTTCGGCGAGGGGATGTTGCTGTCCACCTGGGCCTCTATGAGCTCGCTGCATATGTTCCGCACGTGCGGCGTTTTTGCGTTGCTCGGCCGGTATTTGTTCACCAGGGGGAAGATGTACCTGGAGCCCTGATACAGCCGCTCGCGCTCATCCATGCGCGCATACCAGTTTTCGTATTGCGAGTCGTTCCGGGCAAGCCTGTCCTGCCACAGGTGCAGCCTGTCTTTGTTCATGTCTCCTCCTTATCTGCCGGGCGGCCCCCAGCGCTGCTCCAGGAAGCGCTTCCCCGCGGGGGACGCGCGCCGGTAATCCTCCAGCATGTCCCTGGTCCATTGCATCCGGGCCGGCGCCTCCTGTATGTGCGCCGCTCGTACCCAATATACGCAGAAGCCGCGTATAGCGTCGGCCGCGTGCGTGAGCTCGTGAGGCTCCTGCGCCACGTCGTTCACGCGCTTGTCGTCGTACCGCAGTTGCGGGAGCGTGCGTATCAGGTTGGCGCAGCCCGGGAATATCCGCAGCTTTGCCGCCCGCCGCCCCTGCTCGTCCTCAAACACATGCAGCCGCTCGTGCATCGCCATCCAGCCGTCCAGCCTGTCGTTGCTCGTTTTCGTGAGCGCGATGCCGTGCTCTGCGAATATATCCGCCACGCTCCGCCCGGTCTCCTGCCGCGCGGCCCAGAGGTCCGGCGGCGCGAGATAGGCTGTGACCTTGTCGCCGCCCACCATGTCCAGCACGGCCTGGGCCGCCTCGCTCACTATGAGTCCCCTGGCGTTCTCGCCGAGGTCCCGGCCCTGATACACCTCGCGTATGACATAGGCCATGTCGTGTTCGTCCACCGCGATGAGGTAGGCCGCCAGCATGTCGAGGCCGTAGTCGATTGTCACGTAGCGCCGCCACCAGGCCGGCGGCTCGAAGGGCGCCACGACATGCACGTCCCGGTCCCACTCGCTGAAATACTGGCCTGCGAACACGTCCCAGGAGCCGTTGAGCCAGGCCTCTCGCAGCTCATATGGCAGGGACTTGAGCATGTGTATGTACTCGGGGTCCTTTTCCATCAGCACGGGGTTGTCCGTGACCTTGGCCTGGATAAACTCGTAGTCGTCCGCCCGCTCGTCGCCCTGATACCGTCGGTCAACAAAGAGCCGTTTCACCCACGCATGGCCCACGCCGCCGGGGTTGCAGGTGAGGTACATTCTCTTGGGGAAGTCGTTCGCGCCGCGCAGGCAGCCCTTGAAGGTCTGGAACTGGAATTCCGTGAGCTGAGTAGCCTCGTCGATAAAGATGATGTCGAACTCCTGGCCCTGGTACTGGAGCACGTCCCGCTCCGCCGAGCAGTAGCCGAAGCGGATGTACGAGCCGTTCGGGAAGATAAAGCGCTTCTCCTGCTCCTTCCACCGGGCTATGTCCCGCAGCTCCATCTGCAGCGGGAGTATGTGGTTGTCGCGCAGCTCCTGAAAGCTCCGGCGCACGATGAGTATCTTGATACCGGCGTATCTCGAAGCCAGCAGCATTGCCTTCATGCGTACGGACCAGGTCTTGCCGCCGCCGCGCGCCCCGCCGTAGCCTATAAAGCGCCGGCGGGCCTTGAAGAACAGCTTTTGCCGCTCGTTGAGCCGCAGGACTTTAGTCTGCATAGCCGGCCGCCTCCTCGCTCGTGGCCTCGCGGAACACATAGTTCACGGTGTTGTCGTCAACTATCGCGGCCTCCACCCTGTTCCGCCAGCGCTCAGGCTCGCGGTTCGTGAGCCAGAAGATCTGCGCCTTGACGTCGGCTTTGATATAAACCTCTTCATCGGCCATCACGATTTTTTCGCGGTCGATGCGCCGGCCACGGGCGTCGAAGCTCGTGGTTTTTATCTTCATGGGCTTTTTCAGCACCCGGACGCCTCCGAGCGCGGTTTCGAGCAGGCTCCGCTCGACCCGTTCATTGACCGCGCGCGCATCCGCGCCCGTGCGTGCGCGCGTCACCGTCTCCGACATCTCCGGGTGCTTTTTGAGCCACTCGTAGAAGGTCGAGGAGCTGATGCCCATCTCCTTCGCCATCTCGGCGTCGGTCAGCCGCGGCGCCATCTCGGCGAGCCGTTCCAGCCCCTGTTCTGTCAGCCATTCCGCATATTTGGCCCGCGCCACGACCAACACCTCCCTGCGCGCGTACTATCTCTCAATCTGCAATCTATCAGCCTTACCCCCTCTGTTACCGTCAACTTTCAGGCGCACAAAAAAAGCGCCCCCCAGCAGGGGAGCGCTCTACCACAGCTCGAAAAATCGTCGTCTCACTCTATCCAGCGTCGAGGGCGAAACGAAATATTCCGTCGTCACCGCCTCCCAGCTCGCAGGCGTGCAGAGATAGGCCCGGAGCGCGTCAGCATACTCGCCCCCGGCCTCGCGGCACAGTCTGTCTATTTTACTTTGCACCTCCGCAGTCTGCCGTGCATAGTTCTGGCACGCAAAAAATATCATGCCCTGCTCGGCATAGCCCTTATGTACCGAGGGGAGATACTTGAATTTCCTCGCCATCCCGCCCTCCTAACTGCGCATCGGTGCGAAGGGCAGCGCATAGCGGATATACTGCCCCGCTCTTTTGCCAGAGTAGGCCGTGCGGTACAGCAGCTCGCAGCCCTTTGGCACGCGCAGCTCCGCCCCGCTCCATACGACGCGGCACTTCGGCTGAGGCCTCACAAGGTTGCGGGAGGGCTTGTACTTCTTCTCGTCGGGCAGGCGGCGCACCTGGGCCAGCAGGTATTCTGCCAGCGGCGTGTAGTCCTTTTGCGCGCTGAGCGCTTTGGCGTAGGCGCCCCCGTGCGGCCAGGCTTCCACGCAGGCCTGCCACGCGGCCCGGTTGGCTATGATGTGGTGATGTATGCGGACCGCCTCGCCCGTCTCCCCGTCCATATCGGAGGTCACGGCTATGTATTTGAGCTCCGCTCCGGGAGGCAGGCGGCGCTTCACCCGGCGGATGAAATTGTCCAGCTCGCGGTTAGCCTCCTTGCGGAGATAGTCCTCGAGTATGCCCGGCTCCTGCCCGGCGGCCCGGTCTGCCTCCTGCCTGGCTTCCGCCCTGCGAAGGAGCTCGGAGTATTTCTTCGGCCCATAGTCCAGCCCGAGGAACAGATCCCCGGCTGAGAAGTTCGCGTGTATCTCCCGATTGAGTCTGCGCGCCGCGTCGTTCTCGTTCTGCCGCTGCTTCCGCTCCGAACTGCGCCCGAGCTTCCGCCCCCTGGCCGGAGGCTCGCCGGGGACCCAGTATTTCGTTTTCTCCCCGAGAGCCCCGCACTCATATGTGCGGATCTCCCAATACCCGGTCGAGCCCATATATTTCCCCCGCGTCCGTAAACTTAGGCCCTTACGAACCTCTGAAAACGCGCGTGCGCGCGCGTATTATAATAAAGTATACGCTCTCACAAAAGGGCCCGCCCCGCGGGCCCTGTGGTCAGAACGCATCCTCAAGCTTGTTTATTTAATTCAGCGCTGTCATGTAAGCAAGGCACTTCGTAACATTCTTTTATCCCATTGAGACATATTTTGCACCACTCGCCTAAAGGCAGTTTTGAAAATAATTCATCCGACCAGATAACCGCGCAAACGTCGCCATATGGTTGGCAAATGTAGACCGCTCCTTTTGCGCGGTACAAACAATGATCACGACTAAAAATGTCGATAAGGCTCTTTGCATGCTTCGCATCCGCAGCGTCCCACAGCAAAGGCGTTTCAATTTCATTGCTGTGCTGTATGATATCGAAAGCCGCTCTCTGCTCTATTTCTTCAAAATAAAACTCCCCGTCCGCAGTCCACATCGCTTGCAATATGATATCGTCAGCCTTGTACACTTTGTCGTGGTATTTGAAGCAAGCGCCCCTCGGCACGCCAAGAAGCCACGCCAGCTTATCCTCGTTTTCAGGGATCATCTCGTCCAGCCTGCTCATTACTATCCCTCCTTCACAGCCACATTCAGCCTTGCCTGCCAGATAACGGCGTCTCGCGTCTCCTGTTTGCTATATGTGATTTGCTCATCTATCGCCCGCATCAGCGACTCCCTGAGCCTCTTTTTGAAATACTCGTCCGGCGCAGACTCTATGAGCAGAGAATCTTCGCATTTTCGCACCTGCACCCGAGCGACGCATGGCATGATCACATAACCAGGCCGTTGCGCAGGCGTCTCAAGGGCTTTGCGATAGTCCTCATACAGATTCTCATAATCCTGCTTGAGAATGAGCCGCTCGCACAGCTCATCATTGTAAGCCTCACGCATGGCGTAAAGCTCCGCGCTCTCGCTCATGCTTCCTCCTTATCCATCTTTGCACCGCAGTTCAGGTGTCAATGTTGTGCCCGCCCTTGAACATGATTTCCTCTAAATCCTCCACCGCCACATCCCTCTCCGCCGTCACGCGGGCAAGGTCGGCGAGGAGGGTTTCAATGGCGAGGGCGGCATCCCTGCATTCCTCTTGCTTGAATCCGTAAGTGCCGCACTCTCTCAGATGCTCAATCAACTTGTCGTAGTCCATCAGGTGTCCTCCTCTCCCTCCGGCGTCCATTTAATGCCCAACGTATTTCTCACGGCGGCATCCAGTCGCCCGTTGATTACTCGCTTTGCTGCGCGTCGGCCTGTTACCACACATTCTGGCCAGCCCGGAACCGTAAAACGATATACGCTGTGCTTTCCGTCCGGAAATTGTTCTTGTGTAACTTCACAGTCAATCCCATATATGCGCTCTTTCATGCCTCTCCCTCCGGCGGGCGGCGGTCAGGCGGTGCGGGAAGTGGCATCCATGCAACAACCACAATCCAAGGCCGTTCTGTATTGTCAAGTAAAAACCAATGGTCCCCGTCGTAATGTGTCAGTTCAAAATGTTCCGCTTTTTGAGATGTATTCCGCCAGTATACCAACACTTCTTGCTCTACTTCCGGCAACCTATCCTCCACGCTCACCCACTCGTTCGGCGGGGTGAGGGTGGGCGCCTGGGTGATTTCCCACATGGCCTGATTGAGGCCATTGTTAAATCCGGATTCAAACTCGCTCACTGGTGTTGGTCTATGGTGCAAGTTGATGTTATGCAGCACCTGCACGGCATCAATCGGTCGTACCGCCATCTTTCAGCGCCTCCAATCTCTCCATCACCATCTGCACGGCCTCGTCCGTCATGGGAGCGCCGCAAGACTTGCAAAATTCATCTTCTCCTGTTTTGCTTACAGTTGAGCATTTGTTGCAGACATAGTAATCAGCGTGTTTGCATTTAACCCACTGACCTCTCCACACCTTCTCCACCTGCTCCCGCGTGGGGCCGCGCAGGGCGTCCAGCCCCGCCTTGAGCAGCTCATAATCTCGCGCCGCTTGCTCGTTCCCGGCAGCAGCAGATAAGCCGCTACTGAAAACTGCGCTCTCGTATGCTTTTATAATTTCATCTCTCGCCATGCTCATTTGTTGCCTCCTATCCCCTTTTAGGGTCATATTTGTTGAAGTCCGGCTCTGCACGGAAAATCAGCCGATTGTTGCACCAGCGTTGAAGAAGGCGGACTTCCCGTGGCGCGTGGGGCTTATCGTAAATCATTACATACGGGTCGTAGCCCATGTCGCGCAGCGTATATATTCGGTATAGGTTTTCCTCCATCGTGGTGTCATAGTTGGTGAGGCAATACACCGTTGCATACTGCCCGTGAGGCTTTCGTGTTGCGAGGCTCGCGTATAATTCCAGCCCTCGCAGCACCGCCTTGCTCTCCCTCATGTAATCCCATGCGAAATGGATTTCCCGGAGTTTGAGCCGGTTAATGGCCTCAATGTTTTGCTTCGTCAACAAGCGGCAGTCCATGCCTTGATTGATGTCCACCCTCGCTTTGCTATCTATAAGCTGCTGCAACAGTTCCATGTGCTGAGGGCAGGCCAATATGTTTGCATCCATGAGCACTATGTTTTTCTGCCCATTCCACCACTCGGAGAGGTCAGCGACTTTGATGCTCTTGCGCCCCTCTTTCCCAGCCACAATGCAAAAGTGGCAGCCTCGTGGGCAACCGCGAGTTAGAAATCCATACGCCGTATCTTTCGTGAGTTCTGGATAAAGAGAGTAGTCGGGGTAAATATGTTCAATCTCGTCTGGCAGATTGTTGTCAAGGCCATACCCTGTCCCACCCTTGACTATCTCTTTGGCATTTAATGGCTCCGGGATGTCCGGCGTGTAAGTCTCGTCGAACACTTTGCTCATGTAAACACGGTCGTACTCTGAAAATCCCCACCACCACTCAACATCGTCTCCCTGCGCTTTATGCCATGCGGAGAGTTTCATCAGTGCGAGGTTGGGGTAATTATGCCCGTCAACGTCAATCAGCCCGATTTTCATCCAATCTCTCCATTTCCTCCGCGCTCAGAATCGGTGCGCGGGTGTTCCATTCAAGTATTGCAGCGCGTCGCCCCTCACACGTGTTCGTGCGGCTACGGCATTGGCAGACGACTATGCAATGATACTCTGCGCCTCCGGTGTTGAACTTATCCCCAAAAAGCGTCGGCGTTGCCCCACATCGGCACGGTATCAGCACCCCTTGCTCTGCCAGCCGCGCCGCTGCTTCGTGGTCTCCAAGCATCGCGCGTTGTATGTCAGTCATCATTCACACCTCTGCGCTTCGCAAGAATTTCACCATATATCCCGCACTCACTCAGCGGCACTTCTCGGATAACCTTCGCTTTACGGGCGCGCACCTTGCCGTCTGTGTTTATCGGCACAACAACATCTTCGCGTAGTGCAGTCATTTCAAGTATTGCAAGGTCGTCCCACCCTCGGCCATAATCAAGGCACCAGTGAAGCGGAGCCATATTTATTCCTGCACCGCACTTTTCATGCGCATCATCATCAAAGCCATTATCCGGCACAGCAATTTCGCCTATTCTGTATTCAAATTCATCGTCGTAGTCAGAAAAATATTGTTCGTTATGCTTATGTACGGCTTTATAAAGTGTTATTTCGCCGTCGCCCTTTATGCCATAATGAGATATAAACTCTTCAAGGGTTTGCGGCAAATAAACAACTCTTGCGTTCCCGAAAACCGATGCGCGACCGCTACGGCAATCGTCTACTATCTGTGTGTTACCGCTTGCTTCGGCCCTGGCGTTGTCCCGCAGCTCGGCACTAGCGTTGCCCTGCAGCACGGCACTAGCGTTGCCCCGCAGCTCGGCACTAGCGTTGCCCTGCAGCACGGCACTAGCGTTGCCCTGCAGCACGGCACTAGCGTTGTCCCACAGCTCGGCACTAGCGTTGCCCCACAGCTCGGCACTAGCGTTGCCCTGCAGCTCGGCACTAGCGTTGTCCCACAGCTCGGCTCTGGCGTTGCCCTGCAGCACGGCACTAGCGTTGCCCCGCAGCACGGCACTAGCGTTGTCCCACAGCTCGGCACTAGCGTTGTCCCACAGCTCGGCTCTGGCGTTGTCCCGCAGCACGGCACTAGCGTTGTCATAAGACTTTCTCAATATAGCTGGGTTAAGCCACGTGCCAAATTTTATTATTATCCTACCGTGATAATCCATCGGCACATTATCAAGCTCTTCCTGAGTTTTCACAATAATTTCGTTCATTTCCTCTACCTCCTTAAATTTCAATTCCGCGTTCTGTGCGCAGTGTACGTCGCAAATCTGCGAAGCTTCATACACCCGCACCCCGAGCCTGCCCATGACGCGCCCCAGCTTCTGCTCGTATTCCTCGCGCGACCCTTTGTATTTACGTACCATCAGCCGCTCCTTTCTCTATAAACCCCAGTGTCAGCAAAACGTCGTGCGGCACAGGTATCACCTCATACCGGGACCTGCTCTGTCCGGCTCTCCCCTGCTCTGCCCACTCGTGGCTGAGCAGCACCCGCTCTCCAGCTGTGCCGAGGTGAAGGTAGTGCCTTTTGCCCTCGAGGGAGAATTGAAGCAGGCAGGCCCCGCTCGGGTAGCGCACAAAGCTCTGCCCGCCGCGCTGGCCGGTCTTAATGCCGTATCGTTTCGCTAAGCGCAGCATTCTCGCCGGCGTGACGTTAAGCACAGGCCCCGCCGCCTTCACGCCCGCCCTCCGTGTCGCCAAGCCAGTCCCGGCTCTCGATCCACCTCCACACCGCCCCGGGCTCGTCCGCTCGATTCAGTCTCACGGCAAGAACCGACTCACGGTCCCTGATGATCGCGCAGCCCGTACCGAGGTACGCGGCGTCGTTGCAGTCCCTCAAGCTCCAGCCGGGCCCCAGGCCATACACGCGGCGGTCCAGGGTTTGAACGAGCTGCTGAGCGCCCAGCCGGAGAGGAAGCACCGCGCAGGGCTGAGCCGCATAATGATCGCTCACGTAGCCGTTGAACTCCTCGCAGAAAACGGCGTCTTGTATATACTGGGCGGCCCACCCGCTTTTCCCTTTGCAAACGCTGAGGCATTCGCCCGTGCCGGGCAGATACCCGAGGACCTCTACCAAGGCGGCGAGGACGAGTTTAGGCGGCTCGTCCATGATATCCAGGCAAATCTGCGCGGCCCAATCAGGGCCTATAAGTTCGAGATTTGGGCCGGAGACGCGCAGCCGGAAGCCTACGGCGCCGGCGCTCTTGAGCGCACGGGCAAGCCGCTTTTCGTTTATTATCATGGTTATACCTCCTTTGGTATGTTTGGGGGCAGGGCCTTGTTCCACCGCCACCGAGATACTCGCCGAGCCGGCACGCCCAGCTTGTCGGCCATCTGTCTGTCGGACAGGCCCTGTTCATAGAGCTCTCTGTAGAGGTCGTAGCCCGTGGTGCGGGCGGCGTTGACTGGCAGCATCCGTGTGCGCCGCCAGTGCTTCACCGCACCCAGCCCAACGCCGCAGCGCTCGGCTATCTCTGTGTCCGTGCATCCGCGCTTGTAAAGCGCCATCATGTGTGTATACAGGTGCTCCCGTCTCTTTGCCTCAAGCCGTGCCCGCACTTCGTCGCGGATAGCGTCGCGCATCCGGTCGTCGCGTCCGCCCGGCTCCCAGCACCTGCACCCGTCCCCTGAAGGCTGCTTCATAGTGAAGGCACGGCTCGTCTTGGTGTTGAGGATATACACGCAGGCCACCATGTCAGGGTCCAGGTGCCGGCATCCCAGGCAGTATTCAGTTATCATAGGCGTCGGCAACATGAAACAGCCTTTTCCCAACGTACTCGCAATAGTCGTGCTCCAGCCGCGCCCCCGGCGAATCCTCCCAGTCCGGCAGGAACGCCACCATGTCGGCGCTGTCTATCATTGCGAGGCATATGCGCATGTAATCCGCGCTCTTCATCCCTTCGGGAAGGTGCGCCGGGTTGAGGACGATGTGCCCCTCGTTCTTGAGCTCCATATGCGCGGCGAGGAATTTCCTGCGGTACTGAGGATCGCCCGCGATCTTGCCGGCGATGTATACCTTCAGCGGCGCCAAGGCCGCCGTCTGTATCGTAGTCATGGTCTGCCCCCTCAAAACAGTCTTGTCTGGCGTTCTTCCGCCTCGCGCAGCGCCGCCTGCTCGGCGGCCCGCGCCTGCGCCCGTTCCCGCCGTGCCTGGACCTCAGCTCGCTCCCGGAGCACCTGCTCGTGTATGCGCTGCTCAAGCGGGGTCCGTTTCCGTTCTCCCGGCGGCGCCTTGTCCCTGCGCCGGCCGGGGCAGCGTCCCCAGTGCGGCACATAGCCGCTCTCCCGCGGCACCGCGGGATGCCCCTCCAGCGTTCCCCGCTCATATGAGCCGTCGCGCTGATAGAACAGCAGCGGCCCGTCGGCATCCGGCCAGTAGAGCACCGGCTCCGCCTCGCAGGGCATGTTCTTCCCCGCCCGCGTGCGGATGAATATCAGAGGCTTGCCGCACTCGCGGCAGGGTATCTCAAACCGTTCCTGCCTTGCCATAGCCTTCCGCCTCCTTTACCGGGCCGAGCTTCTTTGTCCGGCACTCCTGCGCAATGGGCAGCCAGCGCACGCCCCATACCTTCGCCGCCGCGATGATGGCGCGCAGCCTGTCCTCCGCTTCGACCTCCACGTCCTCATAGAGATCATGCCGCACCTCCCACCTGTCCACGCCGCTCACCTGCCAAAGAGCCGCGAGAAAAGCGAGGCGTGCGGTTTGTTGGTTTCCGTTTCATCGATGACTGCGTTTTTGGCCGCCTCAGCAGCCTGGTCAACAAGTCCTGGGAACTCTGTTTCCAGCGTTTTGAGCCCCATCAGGGCGCTGGCATATGTGCTTATCAGCGTTTGCCGTTTGCCCTGTATGCCGGTCAAGCAGTGCGCTTCTCCGCCACTTCCAAACGCCCCGATCACGCATTCGCACTCCCGCTCAAGCAGCGGCTTGTCCTTGCCCTTTTCTCTGATAGTAACGATGTACATGTCCATTCCTCCGTCGTCATATTTGCAAGCGGCTCAGCCGCTCACCACACATATCCATAGCAAAACACATGCGCCCCTATCCGCCCCCACACCCTGTCATTCTCAGCTCCGCGCGAGAAATAGAGCACGTCATAGGGCACGACCTCGAGCTCGAAGGCCAGGTCAACAGCCTCATAATTGTTTTCCGTGGGCGTCACGGAGTCCAGGATCGGCGCCGTGGAGAATTGCCGCTCCTGATAAATTACCTCGCTCACCGTGTCCGGGAAGCTCTCGGAGCGTACGCGGTTGAGCACCACCTGGGCGACGGCTATCTGCCCCTCAATCGGCTCGGTGTTGCTCTCGGCATACACCACGCGGGCAAGCAGCTCCCGCTCCTCAGCCGTTATCTCCTCATACCTCGGCTCGGGCTCGGGCTCCGCGACCGGTTCCGGCGTCTGCGGCTCATGTGCCGCCACGTCCGGCGCGACCGCCAGTTGCGCCGCCAGCGCGGCGGAGCTGTAAACAGGCGCGGGCGGCTCGCTTGCCGCCCGCGCCTCCTGCGCACTCAGGCGCAGCGATATGATGGCGGCAAGGATGATGAGCAGCGCGCACAGCGCTATGTACCCGGCCAACACGGCCTTCCCCCTCCAATTTCTCATCTCTCCCCGCCGCCTTTCTTTTGTGTTATTCATGTGGGCGCGTCCCCTTAGTGGATGTCCACTATCATCACCTTGCCGCCGCTCAGCGTTGCCGCCAGCTCCAGCTTCTCGAGGCAGTCAATATCCGCGCAGCGCTCGAGCATCGCCGCCAGCTCCATGAGCAGCAGCGCCGCCCCTCCGCGGTCCCTGTCCGCCCGACCCGGTGCTTCCGGCGCCAGTGCGTTGACCTCCCGCGCAGCTTCCGACTCTGCCGCCTTCTGCTTGGGCTTTGGCCCCGGCTTCACATATCCGCTCTCCGGGTTGCGAAGGAGGATATCCTTTATCCATTCCTCCTTTACCGCATTCAGCTCCGCCAGCACCTTGATCTGCTTGGGCTTGTTCTTCGCCGTCCGGTACTCCCGGACGATTTCGCTTTCGGACATAACCATGTTTGTACCCCTCTCAGTCCGCCAGCACGTATCCGTACGGGCGTATTATCCTGTTGATACCGCTGCGCATGCGCGAGCGTTCCTCCTCCGTCGCCGGCCGCCGGTGTACGATGCAGGTCGTGACGCCCTGTTTTGGGCCATAGTCGTACCGCAATATGTACCCGTCCTCGGTGTCCTCTTTCGTGATTAACGGATAAACAGGCTCCGCCACAGCCCCTCACCTCCACCTTCAAGCCTATGTGTGCCTCAGCCTGAATGATTACTGGAACCTAACCTTGAGCCGCCTCGCGACTCAAGTCCTCGTCTCCCCTCTTGTCCGCCTCCGCGCCCGGTGGTAAAATCATCCGGAAGGGAGGTGACGATATGGCATCTATTCGCCAGTACGATAAACCTTGGACTTGCGCCAAATCCGGACATGAAGAAAAGTTCGCCGTATACCTGTTGGCAGCGGATGACGGCACAATTCTTGATGTCAAAGAGAATGGCTGCGAGAACATGGACGGAAGTGACAAATGCAACTCATGTCGCGCTCATGTTCTCCAGCAGCTCTATGAGCTCCACCTCGGTCATCGGCTCTGATAAGCGGATCGTGTGCGCCCGGTCATATGCCGCTGGCAAAAGTCCGCGGCGCACAAGTATTTCCGACAGGCAGACAATGGCGCCGTAAGCTTCTTCCGCGTGCGGCGTGTCCCTTGTGAACGCCTCCAGTGCGAACAGATACGCCTCTATGTATCTCCTGTCCCGTGTTTCGGAGTTCGGATACTCCCTGTCAAAGCCGACAAGTTCAAGTGCGCTCACCCACTCACCTCCTTACAACCTTCAGCGAATTTTGTAAACTGAACGCTCGCGGCCAAGGCGAACGAGCTATTATGCGTGAGTTTATAGAGCACGTCGCTCAGCACGACGATTCAGTCAACTCTACTGTCAGATTCCTCGTTCTCGATAAGTAAGTGCTCTGGCACTATTCCGGAATATATACCGGTACTACCCTCTTCTTGCTTCGCAGTCATGCTATTTGTTGACCAGATGACTTCTCCCGTTATGCTCACGTTCTCCCGCCCGCGCTCGTCCGGCGCGGGCTTTTTATTACCGCCGCTCACGCCCTCACCCCCTTACTGCGCCGTCTGTTCCACAGGCAGCTCGAACAAGTAGTTGAAATCCGCATTAAACAGTTGGCACAGTATGCGCGCCTCACTGACGCGGAAGCGCCCGTTACGGCACTTCGTCTCGTAATTGCTTCGAGACATGCCAAGCTTCTCTGCTACGAACCCGTTGCTGTAACCATTTCGTGCTTGTTCTGCCTTGAGATTTGGATACATGTTTATCACCTCGATTAGCATTATGATAATTGCAAGATTATAATATTACCGTTTTGCTTATTTGTCAATAGCAAAACGGTAATACTTCGCAAATTGCTTATTTTTATATTGACCTGATTAGCTATTTGCGTTATTGTATTATAAAAGGAGGTAAGTATATGGACACTTTTGGCAAGCGGTTAGTTTACGCCCGCAATAAAAAAAAATATTCTCAAAAGCAGCTCGCTGAACTGATGGGTATTACTCCCACTAGGTTAAACTATTGGGAGAAGGATAAGCGAGAACCAGATATATTAATGTTAAAAAAGCTTTCTGAGCTTCTCGGCGTTGACTCTGATTTCCTAATTGGTAATTGGCCAGACGACTTTTATGAGGATTATCAGAATGCAAGAAATGATGAGGAAAAACTATACCTGTTGCAGTCCCGCGGTGTCCCTCCCGGATTGCGCAGTGACTACATACGGCTTGCTGGCCCTCTATCGAATGATAGCGAGCTAAGTGAAAATGAACTTTACTTTATTGAATTGTACAGACGGGCAAGCGATGATGATCGAGATGTAATTAAGCATATTCTCAAAAAGTACGAAGACCCCACAAGAAACGAGCGTGCCAGCGCCGGATAATAGATATCAGCGAATATAGAAAAAGGCGCGGCCTGTAGCCGCGCTTTTGTGGGAGGCGTGATACAGTGTTCTTAGATATACGAGATATAAGATTGTTTGTCGTAGCTTTTGTCTTATATGTCGTGGGCAGGCTGCTAACGAACTATGAAATGTATCGAGAGGATCAGGGGAAAGATGATTTTCTAAATAAGCTGCTTGCAGGGGCCGCTTGTTTATGCTTCTTTTTTGGCATTATACCGACTACCTTTATCTATCTGGTCCAGATATACCCACGCAAAAGACTAGAGAAGATCGTTAGCCGCGAGACCCGGGAGGAATGCGAAAAACACCATGAAATCGAAATTAATGCTCTAAAGCGAGAGCTGCACAGCATAAAAAAAGAGATGGGCTTTCAAGAAGCGCTCTGGAAAGACCGCGAAATCCGCTACAAGTATAAAATCGAGGCATTGCAGCACGAGCTCTCTCAGCGCTGTGGGCGCCAATAAAAAAGCCGCCCCTCCCGAGGCGGCGGCTGGCTGTCTTTCGCCTTCATTGAACTTTCGATACCGTTTTGTAATAATTCTCAGCGTTAAACAGCGCGTTTAACACAACATATAGACATTTTGGTTGAAAACTAAATACGCACCCAACATCTTGCGGTTGCATTTTTCCGAAACGCATGCGTATAATAGAAGCGCGGAGAGATCCGCCTTGTGATAACAACTTGTGTTGTCAGTCACTCCAAGCGGAAAGCCCGAGCCGTAAATCGGGACCGGAAAAAGCGGATAGTCTGTGCCGCAAGTCAGACCTTAAAAAAGCGGAAATCCCTTGCCGAAAGTAGGGGCCTGAAAAGAGGTGGGTGTTTTGCCTGCCTCTTTTTCATTTTTGTGGGAGGAAATATGGAACAACTAAAGCTGTATCGGATATCGGATAGATACATACGTTTTTTAAAAAGCCGCGATCACAGAGTTCAGGATAACAAAAATCGCAGCAGGCCATACGTGGGCGTGGTTCTGCTTGTAGGTAATTATAAATATTTTGTGCCAATGGAGTCTCCTAAGCCAAGCCACGCTAAAATTAAGCCTGGTCATCATATCATGAGAATTGATAATGGCAATCTTGGACTACTCGGCTTCAACAACATGATTCCAGTCCCGGAAGAAGCTATAATATACTTTAACATTGATGACGAGCCAGACTTGAAATATGCCGAACTTCTGCGTCGTCAGGTTTCGTTTATCAATAGGCACAAAGCCGATGTCTTCGACCACGCATCCAAAACTTATTATGGAGTCGTTACCAAAAGAACGCCATTTTTGGTCAAGATATGTTGCAATTTTAAGAACTTGGAGTATGCTTGCTCAAAGTATGACCCTAATCATCAAACAGTTCGGCGTAGTACCACGTGAAATAAAAAACCGCCGCCCTTGGCGGGCGACGGCTCTCAGCGCGCAAGCTGCCTTTTTATATGCCCCCGGTCAGCAAGGGGCAGTCGTAAGCAAGTCGCACATTTATAGGCCGCTGGCGACAGGCGGCATTTGGCTGATGCCTGATTTTAGCACAACGAGTCACGACAATGCAAGGGGGTGATTCCTACGAATTTCATGTATCTCCGCAAGAGCCGCGCGGAGGAGGGGCAGAGCACGGAGGAGGTGCTGGCGAAGCACCGTGCCGCGCTGGAGGAGCTAGCCGACCGGCTCGGGCTGCCCGTGGACGGAGTATATGAGGAAGTGGCGTCCGGCGAAAAGCTCTATGCGCGCCCGGAAATGCTCAAGCTGCTCGAGCGCATCCGCGCTGGCGAGGTCGAGGCAGTGCTGTGCATGGACATCGACCGCCTCGGGCGCGGCGGCATGGCTGACCAGGGCACCATCCTGGACGCCTTCCGCGAGTCCGGCACGCTGATAATCACGCCTGAGAAAACCTATGACCTTACGAATGACGTCGATATCGAGATGACGGAGTTCAAGGCCTTCTTCGCCCGGGCCGAGTGGCGCGCCATCCGCAAGCGCATGCGCCGCGGCCTGATGCAGACCATAGAGGCTGGCGGCTATACGGCCAACGCGCCCTACGGCTACCGCCGCTGCCGCATCGGCAAGCTGCCTTCGCTGGAGGTCATCCCCGAGGAAGCGCGTTTCGTGCGCTATATCTACGAGCGTTATCTCGCCGGTATCGGCGCGCAGACCATAGCGCAGGAGCTCAACGCCATGGGGAGTACCCCTCGACGCGGCGCCGAGTGGAACCGGAACACAGTGCGGCACGTACTGCGCAATCCCACCTTCGCCGGGAAGGTCGCCTGGAACCGCGTGAAGCACTATCGCCCCGGAGCTCACGGCAAAGACAAGCACCACGTCGTTTACACTCCGGAGGGCGAGTGGCTGATGGTGGACGGCGTGCACGAAGCGATCATCCCATGGGACACCTGGCTGGAAGCTCAGGAGCGCAGGAAGCAGCGCTACATACCGCCCAGCAATACCGGCCAACGCGCGAACCCCTTTGCCGGCATCATCCGCTGCTCGAAGTGCGGGAACAATATGCAGCGCATGGGGACTAACAAAGGCGAGCCGTATCTGCTGTGTACCACAAAGGGCTGTGCCGCCGGCGCTAAGTTCGAGTATGTGGAGGAGCGCATGGTCGAGCTGCTGTATGACGAGCTTGCCCGGCTCCGACTTCTCATAGACTCGGGCGCAGCGCCAAATATTGACGCACTTGAAGCTGCCCTAGCCGCCGCGCAGCGCGAACAGGAGCGCGTACAAGCCCGCATCCCGCGTCTTTATGAATTCCTCGAGGACGGCACATATGACCGCTCTACGTTCCGCTCAAGGCTCGACGCCGCAGAAAAAGAGCTTGCCGAGCTTGCAAGCAAGCGGGCAGGCCTCGAGCGCCAGATAGACGAGCGCCGCCGCATCGACCCGCGCAAAGCCGCCGCCGCATTGGAGAATCTGGTCCAGCTCTACCCCACCATGTCTCCCGCCGACAAGAACAGTGCCCTAAAAGCACTCGGCGCGGAAGTAACCTACACCAAAGAGAAGAAAACCAAACCCCGCGACTTCACCTTGGAGCTCCAGCTCCGCGATTTTTAA